AGAATGGTGCCTTCTTCGCCTGCAGCCAGCAATTTCTCGAAGTGCTTAACGGCTTCTTCCAGGGAATTGACAACTTCGAAAGGAATTAAACGAAATCGGAACGGTCCCTTACCAAGAATACGATCAGTCTTGTCTGGGTTACTTTCAATTCGTTTAACAGAATCAACAAGTCGTTCAAATCGTTCTTTGTAGGTATCCTTTGAACGACGAGCATAGAATTCAGACAAAGGAAATGCATCCCAAACTTGGAAACGAACCTGCTTGGCTTCAGCATCGCTGATAGTACCCTTGATTGCCTTGTTGATGATACCGTTACCAGTTTTTCTATCAACAATCTTCTCATTTGCGTCTACGACAACAAATTCACCATCAAAAAACATATCTTGAGAATCTGTCATTACTGTTGCTGCCAATAGCAGCATATCTGCATCCAGATGACCCAGAAGATCGATTGGACGACCACTACGACCGCAGGAAGTAACCTTGCCATTCTTAACAAGCACATTTGCACGGAGTCCATCCGCCTTTAATTGACTGTAGGCAGGATAGGTGATGTTCTTAATGTTCTTCTCGTCGTAAGGACGTGCAAGTAAGCACGGATACTCCGGAATAAAGTCCGGAATTGCTGCATTTGTCGTGCCATCGGCTGCGCCGCAACGCAGATCCTTGCCGATAATGCGTTCGACAACGGTTGCGTCTTCCGTGTTGAGTTCGCCAAGTATATATTCGAGATGCGCAATAGCTGCGTGCCCGGTAACCTCTCGTTCTTCCAGCTTTACCAATTGATCCAATGCCCAATCGAGCGTTTGATGTTTATCATCGGGACCCGACAGGAAGCGGAAGGTGTAATTTGGAATCTTGCGAACATAAAAGTTCACGTAAGGATTAAGTGCCTTTTGCAGCACTTTCTTGAAGAGCTCATTGTCCTTGTTTGCTTCAATCAAAGCAATTTTACCAGTGCGCGAAGATTCTTTTTCGATCAAATTCAAAATTTGCAAAATGCTCATACGTGTCCTTTGTTGTCACTATTATGCGGCGGCAGCGCTTTAACGTCAACCGGCTTTAGTTCTTTTTCAATAATGTAAGTAGCCATTTCGGGCAATAACGTAAGATATACTCGCTCGTGGTGCCTAGCACAATAAGCTTTTCCGGGAAGGCTTGCCTTTGCACATTTTTCTCCTTCCCCTATCCATTTGCACTCACGGAGCATCGTAGTAACACGTCATTCCGAATGGGCTAACAATGTTTCGTTGCGGATTGCTATGGATGACATACACGGTATCGCAGTAATCGGGGTCTCCGAAACCAAGGCCACAATCGTATCCGTCAGTAAAGTGCAGAAAACGCTCCGGACGAATGTCGTTCTCCTTCATATATTCCCAGTTGCAGTTAAAGTCGTTACCGCCGCGACCTAAGATTTCATACGTGTCAATATCATCGATATTATCCGGTGTATAGATTTGCTCGTTGTATACCTTGGTATCAGAACTCCATAGGCGAATACGAAAATCTGCGAATTGCATCATAATACCCTTGACTTCACCGATAAAATCACGTAGCATCTTGTCAGTCATCGATCCGGAACTATCCAACGCAATAGCAACATCAATCTTGTAATCTTCTTTCATAGCAGGAAGATAGATACCGCTTGCTTGGGACTTTCGGGAACATCTCATCCAAGTGTAATCTGTCTTTACAATAGATTGAATTGAAAGATTTAGAATTTCACGCCAATCCATCTGCGGTTCAGTAATGTCTTTCAACATACGCTTAACACCTGCAGGAGTATTGCCTGTATCGGACTTAGCAGCCTGCATCACAGCAGCACGAATTTCGTCACTAAGGACGCGTCGTTCCTCTTCTGTCATTGGCTCACCCTTGCCGTCGCCCGGCTCCAAGTGCACGTCGAATTCGGGATATTGTGCGGAAGGATCTTTCATTAGAAGTTCATAGACTTCTTCGGTAAACATACCCTTATACTTCGGATCAAAACACGCCTGTACACCGGATGTCTTCGGATCGGGGAGTTTTCCAACTCTATGCTCGTGCAATTCCCAGTTAATCACAAAGTCAGCTGCCGCATTCCATATCTTCGGATTACGACTACCGCGTCGTGACATATGGTCGTAAACGCAATGTTCTACTTCGTGTGCAACCAGGAAAATTGTTTCCGACTTGTTTAGTTTTGCAACGAAATCTCGATTGTAATAGAAATAGCGGCCATCAGTGGCCGCAGTCGGGCACCAGCCACCTTCATCATCTGTTGCATCTTTTAAAATAAGACGAGTTGCAAGTGTGCCCCAGAAAGGCTGTTGTAGAAGTAGAGCAATACGAGCTTTGGTCAACTTCTCGAGAATAACGTCGGGATGATTCGGTGCAAGTGATGCCATTATATCTTTCTATTAAATAAATTTGATGTCCTACAGTGGAACGCTTCAAACCACCGACCTTTCCCTTAGAAAGGGACTGCTCTCTTTCCTCTAATATATCGTCATATATCAGTTTTGTGGATAGCGATACTAGGCCAACATAAACTATCGGCGCCAACACATTCAGTGGTTGGCCGTTTTTCTGAGCTAATAGGACAATTACATTGTAATTGACTTACTCAATGTCGTCAATGTCTTCCAGATGTTCCAAAATGATTTTATCATAACCATTTTGTATTGCAACCTGTATAATTTCTGAGAGGACTACTTCCTCGTCATAGGTTGCGTGCCATAAAATTTTAGTCGGATCGACTCCCTCAAACCCTGCTAAAACTTCAATTGACTTCTTAAGATAATTTTCATAGTTACCAAACTCATATTCGGTATATTCACCCAACGCAGCTTCTAAGATCTCGGTTTGTGGGATAATTTGGATTGTATTTAGGATTTTACCATCCGAATCAGCGACTGTGTATTCTGTGCCAAGCTCTTCGATATTTGTGATATTATACATTTTTAATTTAACCTCGCGTTGATGATGTCCCAATTAATAATTTGCCAAACATTCTTAAGATATTTGTCTTTATCTGCCCCGAAATCAATAAGAAAAGAGTGTTCCCACATATCAATAATAACGGCAACATCGGTAAGCACTTTATGATTTGGAATAGTTTTGATCTTACCTGTTGTGCTTAAATAGCACCAGCCCGAGCCGTGAATGGATTTAGCTTCTTCGGTAAATGCATCCTTAAATGCCTGATAGCTTCCAAACTTATCTTCGATAAGTATCTTAGCTGCACCTGTAGGATTATTAGTGGATGCTGCTTCCTGAAATTGTTCAAAGAATAATGTATGAAGCTTTGCACCGGCTACTTGAAACTCGCCGTCCCCGGCAAGTGCCTTTTTTACATAGTTTCCATATAAAGTTCCGTAATGCAAATCCATAGTTTCTTTAGAAAAGACACTTGCAACTTGCTTCATTGGAACTGGAAGCTTAATCTTGTAAACTTCGTCTTCTGCTGATACTTTTTCAATCAGCCTGCGGAATGAGTTATCGTCGTGCATATGCTATTTATGGAAAATGGAGAAACTTTGTTTTGTTATTGTAAAAACGCTCGGTACCGGCCATTCTACCTAATATAGCTTTTCCCATAGTATCACTAACATACCTATTAATTTCAAATTTAATATTATCTTTAGGAATTTCATCCAATGTAATATTAGATACTGAAATTGATGCTGCATCGGGAATATGTTGACCCAATATTACAGGAAAAAATGAAATATTAGATTTTCCATATAAAATATCCTTATAGTCAACAGTTATTGAATAACTATCGCTGTAAGGTTGCACATATAGGATAGAATGAAAATTTTTCTTATTTGAATTAATAACCCCAAGAAATTCAGCGGATGATCCCTCGTATGCAGTCAATTTATTTTCATCAACTATATTTGAAGATCCCTTACCAAACAATATATGGTTGAAAGATGCATTATCTTGTGCAACAATATTCCGATAAACAAAAGAAATACCAGAAATATGATTCTGATAGAATGTCGATAGCTTGATATTTGCTCCGGGATGCAATATATAATTTGTTACGGAGTTGAGCGCACTAGCACTCTCAATTTCTTCTACAATTTCAACTTCGATATCGTTTGATACTTCGAATAAGATTACAGAACTATAGAAGGTTTCATAATCGGCTTGATATTTCATATAGATCGGTTCATCAACTTCGCCAACAATTTGAAACATTGTATGATTCTGGCAAATAAGATAAGCCACTGTTGAAAATGTCTCAGCATTATACAAACTGCGTGGGTTTGATGTCTGATCTTGTTCAAGTGTATTAGTAATTATTACACTCGGATGATCGTATAGAGATTTACTAACATAAATTTCATTACCAGATACAATTGCAGTTAACCCTGCAAGGCTGGGATCCACAATCATCTGTACCTTATTATTTTGAATAAGGAATCTTTGCTCAAAAAATGTATCAAGTCCAGTTTGCTTATATTTTTCTTGTTCTGCCGAATAGTTAAGTTCGGAGTAGTATTTTCCTAAAAAGGACTTTATCTGTATTAAATTTGATGACATCTGTTTCTCGTAAGTGTACGAGATATTTATAGTTATAGTTCCTCAAACGTGGCGGTTAACGGAAATCCATTTGCACGAGAAAAACTAATTACTTCCATAGTTTTTTCTTCTGCAATTTCGCGTGTATACGGGGCGCCGGCCAATCCTTGGCCAGTCTGATGGACACTAATGGTGATTTCGTAAGCCTCTTGAACGCTCTTGTGAAAAATTGTTGTAAGAATCATAATTACAAAATCAAAGGTAGTGGTATCATCGTTGTGTAGGATGACCTTGTACATCTTTGGAATTTGTACCTTGATAGTTTCGTCGATCTTCTCGATAACTTCAATATCTGTGCTCATAATAATCCCCGGGCTGTAGTGTACTAACATTCTACTACATCCCGGGCCCTTAGTCAAGTTATTTTACTTGATAGCGATGAATTTAGTTTCTTTCGGCTCAGATTTTACAAACGTGAGCTTCAGCATACCATCTTCGAGGCTTGCTTCTGCAGGTTTATATCCTTCGGCAAGCTTGAAACGCTTAATAAAGTTTCTTGCGGCGATACCACGATAGGTATAGCCAGGTTCATCTGATTCGGGCTTAACACCTTGAATGGTAATCTCGCCGCGCTCTTCACGAATTTCAATTTCTCCCTTCTTGAAACCTGCTACAGCCATTTCGAGGATAATATCGCCATCTACCTCAGATTGGTAGATATTGTGCGGAGGATAGTGGGTGGTGATTGTTTGTAAATCCCTAAAAATGGGACTAAATCCAATCGATAGTGCATCTAATTGGTTAAAAAATCGTGAGAAATCGTCTCTTGACATAGTTTTACTCCATATAAGCGAGTTTAAATACGAAGCCCTCCAATAGGCACTTCGCAAATTTATTTATCTCTCAAATTAAGAGATGATCTTATTTTACTATAAGTGTATCATTGCTGCAACAATCCAAAAGTTTCTCGTATACTATCGGATCTACGTTTATGCATCCAGAACTAATAAAATGGTCTTTGATATTTTTACTCTTTATTCGTTCTTGCCTTTTTTGTTCTGGTTTTAGTAGCCAGATACGATGAATGGCATAGACCTGCTTGTTATCTTCGTAAAATTGAATAACATCTCCTCCGTAGCCGGGGTCTGATGTTAGGCGCCGTATCATCTGGAATTGACCCACTGGGGTAGGCGTGTTCTTGCCTAAAAGAACCGGATAACAGCTCTCATTGCCCTGACTTGTAAAACATATAGTCGCTAAGGCAAGACTAACGATTACACTCATTTTTTATCCTCGATCAGTCCCGGATCTGCGTCCAATATTAACTTAGCATTATCTAAATCTTTTAATTGTTGTTGAATTATTTCTTTTACCCGCGCATTGTAAATATCTTCTTCGGCTGATAAATTTTCAATTGTAGATTTATATCCTGCAGATGTACATTGATCGTAGATCTTCTGGGAAGTAGTAGCAGGATCATTCTTTTCGTTGCTGTAAACTAGTCTCTTCAATGAATCAAATGGAACAGGTAATATTTTAGGCAAGATAAAATCAATATCTTCTATCTTTACACCGATATTACGCATAACGGAGACCGCCCGAGCATATTTTGCAAGACTGGCACAAGATTCGTCGAAAACATTGGAGTTATACGTGGTTACAGGCCCCGTCGGGGCCTGTATTTTAGGTTGCATTGCACAACCCGAAAGTAATAACGCCATTAGTATGGCAAATTTCATTACTCCCCTTTCTTTTTCACTGGAACTTCTTTAAGCACGATTACAGGTACTTCCTTAATAATAGTATTGGTAACTACTAAAGGCTTTTCTCTTATAATTGGGTGAATCATTAGATATTCTCCTCGACCTAAGTCGGGTGTCCAATGATAACCATCACAATTTAACCCGATCGGGGTTCTATCACAGGGAACATCCACAATGCGTGGCCACAATGTGGCTGCAGTCGGGAACCCAGGCATATACTGTGGGGCGTGAAAAATGTCGTTATCCCATTTCTGCGCATTCTCGAGACCTTTTGATTCCGGGGTACCAGAACCGAGTTCTTCTCGAGTAACATTTACTGTTTGAGAAAATGCTAATACAGATGATACAGCCAAAAAGGCTGTTAGGACTATTTTCTTCATATAAGTCTCCTTAAGTTGTAGACTTACTTAGCTGATGCCAGTTCGGGAAGTCCCATACGCTTGCGTACGATTGGATCGGTAGGTTCATTAGCCGAAGCAGCCTGTGCCTTAACTGCCTGATCGCGTTTTGTCTGCGGGCAAATAAAACCAGTAAGCTCGAGTGCCTCCTTATTACCTGCATCATTGCACATTAGTGCCAGTGCAGCAGCCTTCATACCCATATTCCATAGCTCACGGGAATTTTTCAGCATAACACAGTTTGCATCAGTATAAGTTTTACCGAGAGATAGACCAAAACCGGGCGCATTTACGCCACCTGACGCCGAGCCCATACAAGTATCATTTGACGAAACAAGTGGGGGACCAGAAACAGATGGTGTATTCTTGACAGTTTGTGTACCATCAACAGTTTCCTGAAGGGTAGTCTTATCCGGAGATGTAAAGGTAATGCTTTGGGCATTTCCGTTATTTGTTGCTGCAGCAGTGCCAGTACTGGTAGTCGTGGTGACTTGGGAACCGCCGGCACCAGATCCAGATGTACTATCTGCGAATGCACTGATACAGGCTGCAGATAGGAATGCGATTGCAAAGATTTTCTTCATAATTTCTCCATAGATGGGGGAGTCTTACCTCCCCCATTCATTTTAGTGACCAACTACGATCGAAGTAACACTGTTACCAACAGTCGCAGTTACGCTTCCGGTAGCATTTGCATTCGATGAGGCATTAACAACAGAACCGGTAGTGGCATTTGCAAGAGCAACACCATTATTGGTTACAACACCGTTTGCCCTATCACTGTAAGCGGTACCCGATGCAACAGTAGTAGCAGTCTTGCTGTCACCGGTCGCATTACATCCATTTGTACAAGTTCCAGTGGTGCTAACACCCAACGAAATGCCGGCGTTAAACGATGCACCAGCAACCGCAGCTTCCGATCCACCCTGATTTGTGGTTGCGGAAACGCCAGACGCCAGGTTAGCAGTTGCAGAACCATTCACAACACCGAGCTCGCTGCTGAATTGCGAACCACCGGAAGTTACGCCGACACCGGATACGCTACCAGTAGCATATCCATTTGCCCCTGCAGATCCGCTACCAGCACCGGTCGACACATTGTATGCGACGGAGTTACTTGTCAACGCAACCGATCCGCTAACAGCAGCATTGCCGGTAGTAAGAGTGTTGCAGTTTGCACCGGTATATCCAGCAGATGCCGAAACACCAGTATTGGTAGTTGCGGTTGTGGTGTTTGTAGCAAACGACGAAGAGGTCGAACCTGCGCCTGCAGCATTTGCCGAAGCATTGCTACCAGAAACAACAGTATTCGAACCCTTAACGCTAGCACCGGCACCGGAGATACCGGAGACTGTGCAAGAACCACCATCACAGGCAAAAACGCCTGCACTCATAACAGCCAATGCTGCCAAAACAATCATATTCTTCTTCATAAAATCCTTGTCTCAATATACGTTATTTGATCAATTGACGGAATGTCAGGTTGACTAACGAACTTTGATAGTCCGATGCACCGTACTAACAAAGTTCTGTGTTAGTGCACACCGCAAATATAGCAGACCTTGTAGTTAGTGTCAAGAACGGTTAAGAAAAAGCCTGCATCGTGTGCAGGCTTGTATGTATATAGTGTGGTATTTAATAGTTTCTATCTTTATGCCACATACCAGTAGAGATCATTTCTTCTACCTTTTTTTCCCAGCGTTTGCGGGCTTGTTTCTTCATACGCTGTTTTTCTACCGCAGGTTTCTCATAAGACATTCGATCTTTGACTTCCTTTAGTAATCCAGTGTCTTGCACTTTTTTTGACCAAGTGCGTAATGCGCGGCCAATATCATCGCCTCGTACTTCTACAGAAATACCTTGGCGGCGTGGCTCATCTCTAAATCTATTATTCATTGTTTGCTCGTTTCTTTTTATATACATATTTAATAGTACCTGTTGCGTCAACAAACATTTTGCTGACACCCTCTTTTGCTAATCGCGGAAGAAGAAACTGAACATCCTGAAGATCCTTCTCCATAATTGTTCGGAGGGCTCTTGCACCGACCTTTTGTTTCAAACATTGTTCCGCAACATTCAGTAGGTATTTATCATCAAACTCTAAAGTTACACCTTCATATTTAAATAGGGCTTTAAACTGACTAATGATACTATTTTTTGGTTCTTTGAGAATTCGAATCAGTGTATCTGGATTTAAGTCATCAAATATAACAGTTATTGGGCAGCGGCCTACGAATTCCGGAATTAGCCCATACTTAATTAAGTCATCTGGTTCCACTGTCTTTACAATATTAGAGAATGTCTCCTTGGTGTTGAGTTTTGCACCGATACCAATACTAGTTTTAGAACGATTCTTACGAATAATTTCATCTAATCCAACAAATGCACCACTAAAGATGAATAAGATATTTGAAGTATCAAAAGAGATAGGTTCATCGTAATCATCAATTTTAATAGTTGATCCTTCAATCATTTTCAGCAGTGCCTGTTGCACACCTTCGCCGGAAACATCTCTACCTACTGTGGCAGATTCATTCTTACGTGCTTTTTTATCAATTTCGTCAATGAATATAATACCGTGTTGGGCCCTATCTATATCATCCTCGGCTTCTTGTATCAAACGTTTGATAAGATTTTCTACATCCTCGCCGACATATCCGGACTCAGTTAAGGAAGTAGCATCGGCAATCACGTATGGTAAATTAAATAGTTTCGCAACAGTTCTTACTGTCAAAGTCTTTCCGCTACCGCTTGAGCCCACCATTAAAACATTTGATTTATCAATTTCTGTTTTTGATTTATTGTGAATACGTTTATAATGATTATAGACTGCAACAGATATTGCAATCTTGGCACTGTCTTGTCCTACAATATATTCATCAAGATGTTCTTTAATTTGTTCAGGAGTTGGAATTTTTTCTTTTTTCTTTTTTATTTCTTTTTCAGGTTCTTCCGTGTGAAGTATATCATATGTTACGTCTACACATTCATTACAGATATAGATATTTTTTTCATTTACTTCCGGCCCTTCAATCATTTGATCTACTTGGTGTCGTCCCTTTCCGCAAAACGAACAATTGATGAGTTTCTTAATACCTGTATCTTCTTTTTCGTTCATATTAGGTCCTCTTAAATTCGTTTAGCCAGCTTAGGGCTTTGGGGTACTTATCGTCCTGGTTGTCGACATCACTGGATATAAGGATAGTATCTTTGCCTTGTATTTTTGTATCTTCAGACGTACTAATCTGTTCTTCTTTGTGTAACGTTTCAGTTTCGCCAATCGTCGTCTTATGAGTTCCATTCGGGGTGCCGGTCCTCTCCTCTTCGGGGGTGGGTATTTCCAGGACCTCGTTTTTAATTTCTTCATTTAATTTCTGTGGTATAAAATGTGGACGACTACCGATAAGTTGTGCAAGAATAGATTGATTAGCAGACCAGGGAACATTTACTTCACTTTTTTTCCACGGTTCTACTGCAATGGTTGGAGTCGGTGAATCGATACTATCAGGCTGGATTTTTTCGAGTCTCGATGGACTTGGTGCACGAATAACAGGAAGAGGAACTTGAGCATCTAACAAAGATTGAAATTTTTCCAATATGTCAGTATTAGATTCCGGCTCAGCATCAGACTGTTCATTTTCTAATTCTAAATTATCAACTTGATAATCCTCGTCTGTGACAATGGCGGGGTCACGTCGCAACATTCCCTCTGCCTCAGCAGTATCTTCGAGATGATCATCGAAAGTCGGGGATTTTTCATTTATCTCTGGTATCGTGGAGTCGGGGTTGATCTGTGTGGCTGATGTGGCTGTCTCCTCGAAGGAATATTCGTAAAGTCTATCTTTTGTATCCTCGATAGTTCCATACAAAATTTCCGTCGATAATGAATTTTCGGCCAAGAACGATGACTTCTCCTGACTGATTCTATCACTTTCCTTAATGATTTCTTCTTTTTCATTTAAAGTCTCCACAGATTGTGGCAATACTTTTTCATATAGGGTGGCTTTTTCTGTTTCATAAACTGTGTTTGATGCAGATCCCTGTAATTCGAAAATACTTTCTTGAGATACCTCGACACCCTCCTCGATTTCTTTGCGGTCGCTTTTGTCAAGACTGGGTTCTTTTTCGATATCAGATATTTGTCTATCACCGATGGTCTTGCTCGCTTGCTCTTCTTTCTCACGTTGGTGCCTCAATAAAGTTTGGTTAGCCGCGATTAGCAGTATAACAGCTAATGGGTCAAGACTCGAGACTATGATAAGTGTAAATATTCTTACTGCAGATTCAATATTTTGTTCGGCGTTCCCGTCTGCACCATACCAAAGTTCTGCAATATACCGAATAGGACCAACATCGAGTTGTTGTTGCCTTAGCTGTGAATTTAGTTTTAGCTTTTCGTCACTATATCCGTCGATTCTTTTTTGAGCGGCGTCAATATCATCTCTTAGTTGTTTACGTTGCGGAGCCTGACTCTTTCTAACTGCCAGCGAGCGATCAGTTCTATCTTTACCGAGATAAGAATTAATAGTGGCATCGAGTTGCTGAGTTACTTTCTGATCATCATCGATAGTAGCTTTTTCTCTTGCGATTTGCTCGTCTAATCTTGCAATTTTAGCACTATTATCAATTGTCCCCGCGCCTTGCTCCAGATGTGCCTTAGATAAGAAGCCGAAAACGCCAATACTCGTTGCAAGCATCAGCGTTATTGTGAAAATTATTAGTGGAACCTTCAGTTTCCAACCCGCATATTCCCAATTGCGGTAAAGCCAACTGGTTGTTACTAGTTTTCCCGATTCCAGGGCAATTCCCATTATTAAAGCGTGGAAAGCTGCACCGGCATAAATGGACATAATACCGATAATACTAAACCATCCAGCGACTGCAGCCAAACCCAGGGCTGCTAATAAAGTTAGCAGTGCAAATATCATATAATATTTAGCCTTATCTTAATTGCTGTATTTTTCTTTCGAATACTTAATAAGGTCGGCTAATGTCCATCCATACTTCTTTAAGAATTTTTCTTTGTAAAACTCATCCGTAGCAATCTTGGAAAATTCGTCCTCCGACAATTCATTAATTACAAGCTCGAGTTCAAAGGATGAAATCTTCTTTAGTTTCATAAAAGTATCTTCTTCAGTCATATTAGCCTTCATACCAAGCCGAGTTAGCTGGAGTTTCCGCGACCTTAACGACTCTACAATGGACACCCTTGTAACCGTTATCTGGCAACCAGATTTCATTTACATAATCATACAGAAACTTACTAAGACCTTCACAGCCAGTGCGTTCTACTACGACCATTTTGCAAAGCTTCTTATTATGAAGCATTTCAAATGTTTCAAACTCGGGATCATCCTGCGCCACCAACATCGTGTGGTCGAATGTGTCATCTAAGAAATCTTTAAATGTTTTTAAGGATCCAAAATCGACAACCCAGTTTCGAATATCGACCGTATCTGATTCAAACTCTAAATAAAAGCTTAATGCATAGCCGTGAATAAGTCTGCAATGACTTTCTGCACGCCATTGGCGATATGCTACTGCATAACCTTTTTCGTGACCATATGTTTTTGTTGATACAAACTTGCCCATTATTTTAATCCTTCATTGCATTTTTATCTGAGATGTATTGTTCGTGCGGCACCCATTTGAATGTTTTCCAGTCCCAATTTCTGTGAGTTAAAAAACCCCATTCACGTTTTTGTGGTCCCGGCATAAACAGCGTCCAACAATCAACACCTGGTTCAATTTCAATACGGTGATAGCTTGTAGCTTTGCAGACGCGAAAGTGTCCTGCACCACGCCATACCTTACGTTCTCCGATAATTCTGCCATTACTTGGAGACTTTGCATCTTCAGTATCGACATAGTCGTTAAAGATAGGAATCCATTCCCAATAGCCGCCCTTAAGGATTAAGGTAAAATAAGGCCAAGGATGATCGTGTAGGGTATCAGGATCACTTCGTAAAAATTGATGTAGGAAGGCATTAAAAGGAAATGTCTTGCGATCTTTTAGGAAGAGATAGTAACGAACTAGATACGGCTCCTTACTTTCTCTATCCATAATGACACGCTTTCTACCAATCTTATCCAGATAGTTTAGAAAAGCATTAGTCATAATTTACTCCACTCTGTGTTTGATAGTTGCAACAATTTCGTCATGCGAATTGACAATAATTGTATCACCCGATTCAAGTATCTCAATAGTATAACCCGGCATCTTCGTATTAAGAATTTGCTGTGCTGTTTCTGGAGACTCGAATAACAATTCTGTAATTATAGTATTGATATCCATGATTATTCCTTAATAAATTGTTCATTGTATGTGTAGAATTGAAAACTTTTATTAGGTTCTACAACACAGATAATATATCCATAATTCATATTATATAACTCCTGTTGGCATCTAAATAACTTTTCTTCGTGAAGACTAAATGTATATTTGCTTTTAATTTCAATAAAAGAATTAATAGATCTAATAAAGAAATCAGGATAAGATCTATGCGATTTATTATCTATTCCAATCCATTGTATTTTAATATTATTAGATTCCATATATTCTGTTCCTAATAATATATCTTGATATATCTGTGATAAAAATTTATATGCAAATGGCTCGTAACCATGTAAACCATTAGAATCTTTTTTAAAGCAGGATGCCTGCTGCTTCTTAAAAATAGTGGTATCTTGCATAGGATAATCAACACCAAAATTTTCTCTGGTGGTATCTACCTTTTTCTTTTCAACTTCTAATTTCCATAATGGATTATTATAAAGATTAGTTTTTGTCTTTGAAATCTTCTTACAATAGGATGGATCAGAACTTCTACAATCAAAAGAACAATATTTTCTATCTTTATGTATTTCTTTACCGCAATAACAATTTTTCATTATTTAGATTGTGATTGATGTAAAGAATAGAATTCGGCACGAGTTGCGGGATCAGATTTAAAAACTCCACCCAATTTTGAAGTAGTAGTTCTTGAGTTTGCATCGCCGACACCGCGACTTGCTACACAATAATGCTTCGCATTGATTGCCACAGCAATATTATCTGTTTTAAGAATATATCGCAATGCCTCAAAGATCTGACAATTCAATCTTTCCTGAATTTGAGGACGACGACTATAATATTCAACAATACGATTAAGTTTTGATAAACCAATAACTTCATTTGTAGGAATATATGCTACCGTAGCATAACCATCAATTGTTACCCAGTGATGTTCACAAATTGACATAACCTGAATGGCATCGCATTTAACCATTTCGTCATAATCAATTTCTTTTTTGACAGTTGTGCATTTTGGAAAATTTTCCGGTAACAGTCCCCAGGATTGTTCTAATACCATCATTTTAGAAATTCGTTTGGCTGTTTCGGCAAGCGAATCGTTTGTTAAATCTAATCCCACAGTTTTTAAAATCTCAGTCATGTGGTGTTCACTTTTTTCTATCTTTTCTTTATTGTCTACAAATAATAATTCTGTAGTCGGAGTCTCGAGACCGAGCCCTAATAGGTGAGCGTGGACTTCTTCGCCCAATTTACTATCAATTTTTGTTTTTTGGAATGACATCTTTGTTTCCTTTTAAGAAACCAAGAAGAGGAGTATCTGCTCGAATACCGTCCTAACTTGGTATGTTGTTGAAGTTTTTGAGACCAATCGTTGTCTCAAAAGTATTTAGCAAATCAATAGATACCATAACGACTTTTTAGAGATTGTGCGTCATTTATAGCATTATATTCATAAGGTTTGAATGTAAGTTTCATTAATGTCTGAAAATCTGACCTTAGCATACTAAGTTCTGTACGTAAATTCATAATATCCGAGTACATTGAAGTATTATCGATCACAAGTTGATACAAAATACTAGTAGATTCCGGCATCCCCTTCAATCTTGCTACGATTTGTTCTGATTCTGATAATTCTTTTACCTGTTCAACGCTCATTGCGTTAAAAAGTTTATCAAACAGGCGAAGTTTTTCAAATTGTTCTGCTGTTGCTGAAATCATATTGCCATTCCTGGTTTATTTTTGACATCTGGATATGGATCGTAGCCAATTAATTCAATATCTTCCCATTGCAGGTTAAGAATATCGTCAAAAGTAGGAAGATCTTTGTTAATTTTAAGTGTTGGTAATTCTCTTGGAGTTCGTTCTAGCATTTCGTCAACCATCTCCATCTGATTTTGATAGATATGCACGTCCCAACCAAAATATACGAGCTCACCCGGAATTAAATTCAGATGCTTTGCAAAAATATGGTTGAGCAATGCGTAGGATGCAATGTTGAAAGGTAACCCAAACGGAACATCATTGCTACGCATTACGAAGCAATTGTTTAGTTTACCCTGATTTATAGTAAAATCACCCTCTACAGAGTAAAGATGCATCATGTGGCATGGCGGGAGTGCCATCTCATGTAATTGGCCAGGATTCCATCCGGTAACCACGTGACGTCTACTGTATGGATCTTCTTTTAATCCTTTAAGTAAATCTGCAATCTGATCAACTTCGTCCGGTACCGAATCATACTTATCCGGAGTCTCCCAATGTCGCCACTGGTAACCATAGCCCTTACCCATATCACCTTCTGGTAAGTAGGAAAGTCCACGTGAATCAAGAAACTCTCTGGAGGTATTACCCTTCCAGATGTTAATCTTCTTATCTTCTAATAGTTTTGTGTTAGTTTCGCCTCGTAAGAAGAACATAGTCTCCTCGAATGCGATACGCAAAGGAACTTTGCGTATAGTTTGTAATGGATAACCCTTTCCCAGGTCCCATCTTAGCACTCTCCCGAATACCGAACGCGAACCAATGCCGGTTCGATCTGGTTTATCAATGCCATTCTTTTTAATATCTTTTAATAAATCTACTATATTCTGCATAATGTCCTTAAGAACCTATGCAGTTATTTTACACGATGCTCATACGAATGTCAAGGGTTTCGTTTTCGCCACAAAAAATGGGGCCGAAGCCCCATTTCAAATTACTGCGATGCAATTGTTTGGACCAAGGTGTTCTTAGGTTGCGGTAATTTGTAGAAATCGTGGTTACCCACTCTTAGTGTCTTCTTTAATTCACTCGCCCATCCTGGATGGCAGGTATGAAAATTATGGAAGTGGGTTGCCCCGTGCGTGTTGTCCTGGACTTCTCCACCGAGCACCGTAATTGCTACAATACTCGCGACCTGAAACTGGTCAACCACTGTTTGGTTAATGGATCCATCTTTGTTTCTAACAGGTATTTCTCTACCCCTCTTGTCATTTTCGCAATACCAGGAAAACGCGCAGACAAGCTTATTACTTTTCTTTGAAGTAGTAGATTGTCTTACCACTCCGCAGATAGTTTTAGGGAATCGTGAATCATTCACACGATTTAAGGTAGCAGAAGCAACTGCAAATTGACCTTGAATATCTTCACTTTTGGATTCATAATATATATTTTCAGCCAGACAATAAGCCTGATCAACATCTATATTAGTAGTATCAACGTCAATCCCGACGCTGGCTGCAGTGTGTAGAAGATATACAAGGAGAAGTTTTGCGGTTATCATCAAACATTCTCCTAAATTGTACTACCTAAAAATTTTAGGTAGAAGTTATTTAGCCGTATAGCTACTTCATTATACACAAAGTAAACGAAATTGTCAAAACTCAGATAAATAGTCTATCAAAAAGGAATATAAATGAAACGACTAGATCTAGCTTCAATATTTGAACAGTGGGCATCTATGCCGCAGGAGGACGATCCAGAAATAATGGATGAGACCTGCAATGAAATTCCAGAACGTGGAGATACCATCCGTACAAACAAAACCAGTATGGACGGAAAAGTCGAATCTGTAAATGAATCTGGTGAAGTATTTTTTCGCATTGCTGATGGTCGGTTGATGAAAACTCACTGCAATAATGTTACCGTCGTAGAAAAGCTGGCAGATGAAAATAACGAAGTTATGGAAAACCAGGAATTATTAGAACTTTCCAACGAACTTTTAACCAAATATAAAACCAGTGCCGCAGATGCATCGCGTGCTGCGGACGCAATGGGCGACATTAAGACTAGCAATAAGCGGTTTTCCGGTGTCGTAAAGGCGACAAATAAGCAGTTTGCAAATGATGCCAAGAAGGCAGTGGCAGCGGTATCTGAGGAAGCATCCCCGGAACAAATTGTAGCCAATCTAGGAATTCCTGCCAAGGGTGTGCCTTATATTAACGCACTAATTCAGGGAAAGATTAAGTTCAATGATCTACCACAGTTAGTTAGAATGGCACTCTATAAGAAATTTGATGGTATGCCGACCGACCAAAATCAAAATATATCTCCTGAACTCTTGAACGTACTAAAAAAGGCGGTTGCAGAAGGTTCAATGGGTGGTATCAATAGATCTCGTCCTGCACAAGATGTAAGTTACGAACACGTTTTGGATAGAAATCCAGAATCCGAGCATTCTAGGGTGATCGGTGAAATCTACAGTAGTGTAATGGAAAAGTGGGAAGCCGAACAACTCAATGAATTAAGTGTTGAGAAACTTCGTGCCTACCGAGATGCAGCAAAGAGTAGCAAGGCATTTAGAACTCGCCCAATGCGTAAACTTGCAAAAACATCCCAAAATATCAATACCGCAAATAATAAGATCGCAACCAAGACCGGTGACAGGAAACCACCGGAACAGGATGGAATGGAAGAAGCCGTAGATCCATTTAAGAAACAATTAAACAAGCAACATAAAGAAGTTAAAAAGACAGAAGAAAAAGATTATAACGGGTGGAAAATTCGTTATCAACTTGTTCCATCTAAACCAGGTGCCCCAATACAGTGGATGGTATGGCACGGATCGAAGGGTCCGGAGGCCGCACACCGTGGAACCTCCGCGAATCCTAAACAGGCCTGGGACGATGCTACAGCGTGGGTTAATAGTGGCGGAGGAGAACAGAAACAAGCTAACAAGAATGTTACCATTGACTTCAATACTGATTTCTCAAAACAATTTGCACCGGGTAATGAACAGTTTTATGCAACAATCGATGATGGTAATTTATTATTTTCGTCAGAGCCGCAACCCGGATTCAAACGTAGTGTAAAAAGGCACGGAGAAAAATATTCTTTTCAAAGTATTACACTATCTCCAGGCGAAGCTAATGCCGCAGGTTTAGTACCTCACGCACGCTACACACTTGGCCCTGCAGAAGAATTGGCACCAGGTGTACAAATGTTCCCAATTCTATTCCAAGGAACAGCCGCGCATAGCGGTGATAAACTTAGAATGGGTTCACCGGGGTTTACCGCTGCTACAGAAAGACAAGATGATCTTGAAGAAAAGCTTGATCCGTGGTTGGGATACACCAAGGACGATAAAAAGGCAGGTGCACTTGCGAAGGCACCAAAAAGCAACTTTAATGGTACACCCGAACATCCATTAAGCGAACTAATTCAGGATACCATTAACACTCACGGAGTAAAATGGGCGTTTGAATATTATTGTATCAAACACGGTTTACCCCCGAGACAATTTAGAATCTTGTCTGGAATCTAAAAAAAAGCTACCCGAGGGTAGCTTTTTAAATGGGTTTCCCCACACACTTTATTATTGATCTTATCTGGCACCTTCTCGCGACTTAGCACGCACTTTCTCAAAAGTAGTTTCGTTATAGGCAGTACCGTCTACCCAACGAGTAACTAGATAATCGAGAGACTCGCTATCCAATTGAGTAGTGATAAAATTACCATCCGAATTTACCTTCAGCATCAAACGACCCTTCTTACTCTTCTTCATCGAAGAAGTTACCGGATCCTTAAATACCTCAACCCACTTACCGTTAATGCGTGCGGCCGAACATTTCATTGCGAATTCTAACGTATCGCGATTGATCTGTTGCAGCAGTGCACCACCTTGACCGAATGCGACGTTGTCCGAACTATACCCGTTCAGTTCCATAACTGTGAGGATGGCTCGGATCATAGTGGCATCAATGCCATCGCCCTGAATAATGCGAACATTATTGAGTACGCGGAAACCCTTTGCATTCATCGTGTGGCCGTAATGTTTGTCAAGAATCTTCAAACAATCATTTACCACTTGCACAGGATCTCCACTATCGGGTCTCACAACCACTACAGCGCCGCTGGCGATCACTTCATCCTTTAGTTCGGTTCCCCACTTTTCGCAGGCCGCGTAGATGTCATAGCTATCAGATACGCAGGCAAGGAGCGCACCGGGCTTGCCGTATAGCTTCAACATATTGCGATATGCATCTACTTCGTTTTCACGACCCCAGCTAGTTACGGTACTATGTTCCATAGCAGGAATACTGAAGCCACAAACTTCTGCATCATAATATTCCATTGCAGCCATAATACCCGAGACGGTATCAGTACCCATAAAGTTTACCAAGTGAGCCATACCGCCCAGGGCAGCACTTTCCAGACTCGAAACTCCTCGAGCACCAAAATCGTGCAACTTGAAATCAATTAAAGAAGGATCGCCGTTGCGTTCCAAGAATTCCATAATGATTTCTTTGCTGTGATAGCTGTTACTCGCAACAGTGGTAGGATACCAGATTGCACGAAGAAGTGCAGTTTCCAAGAAGCTAGTAAGCCAGTAACACTTCGGATCGGTGTTCACGATTGAAACTAGCACGTTCTTCAGGTACATAACGCTACCCTCATCCACGGACTTAATTTCGACAGGGAGTCGACCACCGTGTTCCTTGAGAATGTATTCCCAACCTTCTCGGTTGAAGGGTTCACCGTGCGCCAGGATGACTGCTTCTGCTTGATCGATCATCTTGGCAGTGATCGGAACAGACATATATTCGCGAAGGAATGCCTGCAATCCGAGGAATACAAGCTTATCGTATTTTCCACCACGCGATTCAATATAGGAATAAACGTACTCAGTTCCCGCCGGATATTGCGGCCATTGACTGTACTTGTACGAGTCAGAATTCAGAATGATGTTGTGTGCGAATTTCATAATATTTAATCTCCTTAAATAATGTGCCTAACTCTCTGTCAGGACTTGTTAGTATAATAACATAGCACTTAGTGCTATTACGACCATCTCCTCACCGGAGTACTGATAATTTGTTCCTAATCTATCTTTGGTGTATATCGTTTCTTTATCCAAAAATCGGAATATCGAATCAGCAAACATTCTATACCAATTATTTGACGAATCCTCAAATTCCTCTCTTAATGCAGCGTACTCGGGAACATTAAATTTTATCTGAGTGGTTACATTAAAGCGATAATAGATCACTTCACCCCAAGTGCTTTCTTTTCCTCTGGGGTCAGTTTAGCCAGTGCGCTTGCCTTCAGCTTTCTCTGCTCTTCCTCTCGATGCTGTTTATCGAGCTTCTTATGATTTTTATGCCAGGTGCGCAACTCAGTCTCGGTAATGCCAGCCTCCTTGTAATCAATGGCTTCATAGACGTCTTGATAACCAAAGTCACCGGATCCTTGTTTAAGGAGCATCTTTTCAATTGTGCCCAATGCTGCGCATAATGCACTTTCGGCGAAACTGATTTGTTTCTTCAGCGCGGGTTCTGTCACATCCTTAAAATATTGTTGAGGATGGTCATCGTAATAATCTCTACACGGCATATTAGCCTCCTGCAATTATATAGCCTGGTACTGTTTTAGATACTCTTCCGCCAAAGGCTAAAACATAAGCGGTAGCATCTTGCTCGTCTTCGAACTTGAGGTGTGGCAGTACACCCTCAACGGATTTATCCTGCCAACCTCCCTCGTTATACATAACTGTATCTGAAAATCCAAGTCGCGTTAATCTATTGGCAAGTTTGAAAAAATCTTGTCTGCCATTAATTTTATCAACCTGGACATATACAGTCATTTTGCGTGACCAACCATCGTTTGGATGATGCTGTGATGATCCTCGAAAAGTTCTTCACTCATCGCTAATGCGTCATTGATAGTGAACCACTTTGCTTCCTTCGCGTCATCACTTCCCTTAACCTTCGGAAGCTTCGTTTCTCCACCGTTCAATTCAATCAGGAAAGCTTGTGTCAGTGTGCGACCACGCAACGAACGATCAGGATGATCGAAAAGTCTTTCGTAGCTAATACTACCTTGCAGGACGGGAGCAGGAATCTTCAGACGCGTCTCTTCCTTTAGCTCACGAAGCAAGGCCTGAATGGCAGTCTCTTTCTGTTCCAAAAATCCACCGGGCAATGCCCACAGTCCCTTGCCCGGAGCAAAGCCTCGCTTCACTAACAGTATGTGGCCACCTTGCACCACCACTGCGTCAACAGTGAAGAAAGTGGGTGCATAAGGTGCAGCCTTCCACTTTCCCTTATACTCCTTGATGAACTCGTATTCTTCGACGAGCACCTTATATGCTTCAGTGCCGGTGAAGCCTTTGAGATATTGCATTACCGACTGAGGAACTGCACCCTTGATATAATCGAGGTGACCTTCAAAGAGAAGCTCGCGGATCTTGCTTGCGTCGATTGGGTGTGTACCCATTTCAACGAAGCCGTCCAGCGGTTCAAAAGTCCAGGTAGGGAATGCGCGGAGATACCAACTGGATTCGTCCTTGTCGTGACCCAGGATAACAATATCTTCGTCGGAAATACCGGGGTTGGCTTCCTTCACAGTGCGCTGTACTTCGCTAATCCACAGATTATTATTGTACTTGTAATCGCGAAGGAAAGAAAATCTGGTGTTATAGGTAGTACAGGTACTGTTCGGAAGTCCTTGAAAACTATCCAGAATCATTTTTCGACGTTCATCAGCAGTGAACGGATTTTTGATAGTGCGGGGTTGGAAAGAACTGCCGATTAGGATATGAATCCGATCAGCAATTTGTGATGCGTGTGCAAAGTTACGGAAGTGCCCGTTATGTGCGGGTTCGAAACGACCAATAAGGATTGCAAGCTTGTAGCGTTTTGTCATATTTGGCTCCCAAATAAGTTATTTGATGCAGTGGTCTACCCTCTGCGTTGTATTTAGCCTTTAGTATATTACTAGGGCCACTTTTTGTCAAATTACCGCATACCTGTCTTCGGTTCATCGCCTTTCAGTCTGCCCACAATCAACTCAGCTTCTTTATCCTTGGCTTCCTGAAAGGCCTTATGTTCGTTGAAGATAAATTCAACAAGCTTAAAGATACCCAACGTGACCATAGTTAGAATGAGTGTAAGAATAGCTATTCCCGGACCGGGAATAGATGTAAACAGAAGCAGACTAGAAACAAATAAGATGTCAACCGGGATTATTACGATTAGTACCTTATCGATAGGTTCGCGTCTTTTCCAAAACCAAACGTAGAATTTATCAGTCATTCAAAATCCTCTGTTAGAAATCTGCGAAAAGTTTCCTCTTCTTCGCAGGAATCATCAAAATCTTCCTCAAAGTCCTCATCCAATAAGGGCAAGGGTTTTGGGACATTCTTAGGAACCGGAGGCGTGTTCACGGTTTGACACCGAGAGGAAATGCAGGCTGAGTTGTGTAGGTAACTTCTTCGTATTTGGTTTCTGCATACTTGCCCTTGATTTCCTTGGTGAAAAACTTACCCAACGACTCCGCAACAATAAAGTCATTATACACCCATTCCGGAACATCGTTATAAGTGTAGAAGACTCCACTCTTGAGTCTAACCCAGAGGGTATCGGTTGTGCCATCACTTGTCCACTGCACATCTTTGATAAAACTTGATTCTTTCATTTGAACTCCACATATTGTTCTATTTTAAATCCACTCTTAATTGGCACGACTACCGCTCCAGTTAAGAATCCACCCTTGCCGCAACCGGTATCCATAAAGATAACTTTACCACCATTTGCATTTG